CGGCGTTCTCCCTATTGATAATCTCACGCTACGGTCTCCGTTTGACTTGCGTAATAAACAATCAATTGACGTAACCCGTAGGCGTGAGATAGAAAGAAACTACGAAGCACCCGAATAACGTTGCATAGCAACCCTCATTCATTTGGGGCAACCTAAAGCAATTGCAATCGCAACCTTCATTTGAATAACGAACCCTTCAAATGTAAAGGATTAAGACGATGGCAATTGACAATATGGTTAAGCGACTTCTTGATGAGCGTGACCAGAAGCTCGCACTTATCGATCAAATTGCAAGTACCGCCGATGATGAGGGTAGGGACTTGCTCGAAAGCGAGAACCAAACGATTACTAGTGCCCAAGAAAGAGTTAGGGCATTGAATAATCAGGTTGATCGGCTTTCGCAAGATTTGGAGCTTGCCGATTCCGCAAAGAATCGTATTCGGGCACTTGACCCTACGATTGTCGCTAAGGATTTCACCTATCGTTCCGCCGGTGATTTCCTTTATGACATGATCCACAAGGTTGATAATCCCGATAGCGATATGCGTATGACTCGCTTTATGAAGCGTGCCGCTGAGCATATGGGATTTGATAAGGCAACTACCGTTGCCGTTGCCGGAGGCTTTAACGGTTTGGTTGTTGCTCCCGTTGTTGGCCCGGTGCTTGATCCGTCCCCTACTGGTCGCCCGCTCTTTAGCGCTATTGGGGCACGGCAACTTACTACGCTTTCCTTTAATAGGCCTCGCATTGTCGATCCGAATTTCTCTACTGGCGTTGGCGTTGTTGCTTTGGAGAAGTCGGAAATGCCAAGTAAGGCTTGGGATATCGTTAGTGAATTGGTCACCACTCAGCGAATTGGCGGTTACATTAACGTCAGTGAAGTTCTTACGGAAATGCTTTCGGGTTCACTTGATATGGTGGTTTCACATATGAACCGCCGAGTTGAGGCCTATTCCGAAACCGCCGTTGTTACCGAGCTTGATAAGACGACGGCCATTGTGCCGCTTACCGGTAGCGATTCTGCCGCCATTACTGCCGCCATTGGCGTTGCCGCTTCTACCGTTGTTGCTAATACCGGTAATCTGCCTACTTGGATTGCTATGGGGCCGGAAGGTTGGGGAGGCCTTATTGGAGTAAGCGATTTGGCCGGTAGGCCTATGGTCCCGCCCGTTGGCCCGGTTAATGCTTATGGGCAAGCCGATGCCAATAGCTATTTCCAAACCATGTTCGGTTTGCGTGCCGCTATTACTCCTGCCATTACCGATAAGTCTATTTACGTCGGTAACTCATTTGGTTTGGAGATTTACGAGAAGCCTATGCCGCTTATGCAAGCCTTTGAGCCTAGCGTTTATGGTCGGCAAGTTGCCGTTGCAACGTTTATCGGTTTCTATTCGCCAATTACTACGGAAGGTGCTACGCCTAAGCGGGATGGAACCGTAAAGATTGATTGGACCTAATTCGTAATGAGTTACTACGATACAAGTTATCCGCCATCCCTTTACGGATTGCCTAGTGCCCACGATTTGCAATTGGTCGGCACGGTTAGGCCCGGAACCCTCACGATTGACTTTACGTGGGATAGTGACGGCAAATCGGCAACCCTAGGTTTCGGTGACGGTACCCACGTAACTACCGATACCGAAATGGCTACGCATACCTACGGAATTGCCGCCGTCTATATGGCAACCGTTGTGAGTGGTAATGCGAGGGATTCTGCGGAATTCACTTTGACCGGTGCGATTGCCGATGATGTCGACATCGAACCACCGAATGAATATGCCGCCGTAAAGGTTGACGAATTGCCGCCTACTGAGGAAATCCCCGAAACCGAATAGAGATTGTCTGGCATATCCCCTACCGCTATCCGGCTGGCCCCGAAGGATAGCGGTAGGGGATTTATCCATAAGGAAACCCGAATGGCATACGTCACGCCAATTGAAGTAGCGAAACAAATCGGCAAGCCGAATCTTGCTAATGATCCGATTGATCCTAAGCTCCAAATGGTTTGCGATTCCGCCGAGTTTCTTATTAACGATTGGACCGGGCGAACCGAATCACTTGATCCGGTCCCGCCTACTATCAACATTGTTGCCGTATCGCTTGCCGTTGATTTGTATAAGCAAGCGGACGCAACGTTTGGCGTTATCGGTTCGGGAGAAACGGGAATGGTGAGGATTGCTCGGGATTTGCTTAACCGATATGACTCCCTACTCATTCCTTTCTACGATCCGTTGAATGGTTGGGGAGTTGCATAGTGTCTGACTATCCCGACGTTTACGGGCTTACGGATTTCCGTACGCAATTGGCTACGCTATTGCGTGACGAATTGCCCGATAACATCGGCGTTAGTGGCGATATCCCCGATTCAATTGCGCCACCTTCGGTCTATGTCACATGGTCTAGCCCGTGGCTAACTCCGATTACATTCTGTGAATATACGGCGGCAGCACAAATCATTGTGATTGCCGCTCGAATTGAACCGGGCGGACAATACGCCATTCTAGAATCTTTGGTTGGACAGATTGTCCAAATCCTTCGTAAAGCCCGTATTGCTATTCGTGATGTGACTCCTCCATATCCGATGATCTTTGCGGGCGTTAACTATCTTGCAGCATCATTCAATATCCTTCAAGAAATGGGAGAATAATCATGGCTACCCCTAAGCCCGTAAGGCTTACCGACCCTTATATCATTCTGGGTGAGGATTCTGTTGGTCCGCCCGTAACCGTCGCCCACCATTTCGTTTGTTTCTCCAACGGTATTCACCTTACCGGAGATAGTGACGACGATCTTGCGACATTCTGTGACCCGGAAGGATTTGCTTATACCCTTTCGCTTGATCTTAAGATGTCGCTAGGCCCGGAATCACTTGATGAGGCACTTATGGCATTGGGTGGCCCGGGTACCGTTGTGCCATTTGAATTCGCCTATACCGATGATGTCGCTAGTGCCACTAATCCCCATTGGTCGGGAAAGGTTCGCATTCCGGCATGGCCCATCGTTGATGCTGGCATTAACGAGGCAACTAGCTTTACGATTGATATGCCTGTTATCGGTGATGTCGTTCGCGATGACGGTTCGGTTACTGCGGTATTCGGTGCGGGCGCACATACCCATACCACTAGTGACGATATGGTTCCCGCCTAATGACTCCGTTTGATGAGCTAACCCTATTTGAAGTTGACGAAATGCAAACCGTTTGCCTAGACGGCAAGACGATTTCGGATAGTGACCCTATGCGATTGGCGGGAGCGGTTATGTTCATGACAAACCGTAGGGAGAATCCGCTATTGGATTGGGAGTCATTCCGTCGACAAACAAAGATGTCGGATATCAAAGCTTTCTCTGAGCTAATGAACGAGGAAGAATTGGACCCTACCAACGGAGTAATGACCTAACCAATGCCAAGAATCAAGCTTGGATTTGGTATCACTGGCGCATTACTCCGAATGAATACCGGCAGCTAAAGGTTTGGGAACACCGGGCAATGATGGCGGTTATGACTGACATAGCCAAAGAACGCCGAAAGGCAATGGGAAAGCGTGGCCGCTAATGCCTACGGATACAAAGCTAGAAGGGTTTGACGAATTCTCACGGGATGCCGCAAAGATCAATAAGGAGCTACCGGAACAAACCCGTTTGTCATCTATCGATATGGCAACCGAGTGGGTAACTGCCGCACAATCCAATACGCATACCACGCAAGAAATGATGGCGGCAGCAGAATTGCAATCGGGTAGTTCCGGTGATGGCGCACAAATCACATGCAATTCGCCATTGTTCTACGGTGCGGAATTCGGTGGGCAAGGTCGTCCCGAAACTATGCAATTCCCTCCCTTCAATGGCAGTAAAGGGTATTGGTTCTATCCAGCCCGTAGAGCAAACGAAGAACGGTTTGCGGCCATTTGGGATAAAGGCGTAGAAAACGCTATGAAGTCATGGGATAGGCACGGGTAAACCTTATGGCCCTATTAGGTGGTGGCGGCGGACGTGAATACGTCCTAAAGATTATTGCCGATGTAACCGAAGCTACTAAAGGCATTGATGATGTAGAGAAGAAAACATCTTCAATGAAAGATAAGATGCTCGGTATCGGTAAAGGCGTTGCAGCGGGATTAGCGGCAACTGCGGTTATCGATTTCGGTAAAGATGTCATTAACGCTGCCGCCGATGCCGATGATGCAAATGACGTAATGCAAGCGGCATTCGGTGAAACCTCTAAGTCATTCGATGCTTTCGCAAAGAATGCCGCCGACTCTATGGGCTTAAGTGAAACGGCCTATAAGAACATGGCAGCTAAGACGGGTTCTCTATTGCAGTCAGTCGGCATTAGCAATAAGGATGCCGCAGATTCAACGCAAGTTCTCACGCAACGTGCCGCCGATATGGCGGCAATTTGGGGCACTGACGTTCCAACGGCAATGGAAGCAATTAACAAGGGATTGGTTGGGAGCACCAAAGGCCTAACCCAATTCGGCGTTAAGATTAGTGCGAATGAGATTGACGCCCGAGCTATGGCGAAAGGCTATGTTGACGCAAGCGGCAAAGTAACCGATGCCGGTAAAGCGATTGCCGCACAAGAAATCATCCTAGAGAAAACTTCAAATGTGCAAGGCGCATATGCGGATAACTCAAAGGATTTAGGCTCTCAACAAGATATGTTGAAAGCGAAGTTTGCCAATCTCCAAGCGGGATTAGGTGCGGGATTGCTTCCGATCATCACAAAGGTTATGCAAGTATTCCAACCTATTCTTGATTTCATCGTCAAGAACATTGACGTACTCGGGCCTTTGGCGCTCGGTATCGGTGCGGTTACTGCGGCAATGTGGTTGTTTAATGCCGCCATGGCAGCTAACCCGATTACGTTGGTTGTCATCGCCATTGCCGCACTAGTGGCGGGAATCCTCATTCTTTGGAACAATGTTGATTGGTTCCGGGAAGGAATCCTTGCAATGTGGGATGCCATTAAGGCTGCCTTTAATTGGGTAGCCGACAATTGGCCCACCATTCTTGCGATCATTACCGGTCCCGTCGGTATTGCCGTTCTTCTTATTACGAAGAATTGGGATACGATCAAAGATACGTTTAATTCCATGGTCGATAAGATCAAGAATATTGCGGGAACCATTCTTGATATTCTGTCGGCTCCATTCAAGCTTGCTCATGATGCGATTAAACTAGTCATTGACAAAGTACCCGATATCTTTAAGTCTGCCGTTACGGGAGTTACCAACGCTCTTTCCACCATTTGGACCACGATTAGTGACCCGTTCAAGAAGGGTTGGGATGCCGCTTCTACCGCCGGTAATGCGGTATTGGATTGGTTCACGGGTTTGGGTACGAAGATTAACAACGCCTTTAGCGGGCTTGCCGATATCATCAAGTACCCATTTACTACCGCCTTTAACGCAATCAAGTCCCTTTGGAATAGTACGGTAGGCGGATTCAAATTTAGTGTTCCTAGTTGGATTCCCGTTGTAGGCGGTAAGTCATTCCAAATCCCGAAGATGGCGACGGGCGGAATTGTCAATAAGCCTACTATTGCTTTGATTGGTGAGGCTGGCCCGGAAGCGGTAGTGCCTTTGAATATGCTTGCCAAGTCTCCGAATACCGTTGTTGCTCCAAATGTGACGATTAACGTTTACGCTTTGGACGCTAACGCCGAAGTAGGGCGAAAGGTATTTGAGGCTTTGCGTGAATACGAACGGGTATCGGGTAGGAACCTAGGTGCCGCCTAATGATTTGGCACGATGACGTAACCCTAAAGCTTTACATTTCCGAATCCGGTGATTTCGTTTCGTTGGGTACCCGAACGGAAATGCCGTTTACCCCTGCCGGTAATGGTTTGCCTTATGGGTCTACGTTGTATGCGCCTAATGGCCATGAAACGGAAGTGAACTTTACTACCGCTAGTGGACGATTCTCTATTAGCAATGCGACTGCCGATGCACAAACTAACCGAATCTTTGGCGCACACTTTCAATTCGAAATGGCGTTGAACACTCGGTACATCATGAATGTGCAAGCACAAGTTATGGACGGCAAGCAAGCCGCTAACCGATATGTGCAGAATGGTCGGGTGGTAAACGGTACGGTTTGGGGAGTCTCACAAACCGCCGTTACGCCATGGGAGGATATTGCTCTCTATAGCGACTTTACGACTTCACAGGATTTCATGTATGTTCGTTTGATGGCGACGAATACCAATCCCGCTAATACAACTTGGGGAGTCCAATACACAAACCTTGCCATGATTACGATTCCCACTAACGTTCCCGCTCCCGTTTGGCATGAGGTTACTTGCAATATCAATGCCTTTAGTTTGCGTGAGGGTAGGGAACGTGCAACGAATCGCTACGAAGTTGGGCAAGCTCAAATTAGCGTTCTTAATGACAATGGGGAGTTTACTTATCAGCCGACCCACCCATGGGGATTGAGGCCCGGGCGATTCGTAAAGGTTGAAGCAACCTATAAGGGAACTACATACCCTGTCTATTACGGCTTGATTGATGGCATGACGAATAGTTACACGATTGATGGTCACGCATTGACAAACATGTCATGCGTTGACGTTTCGTCATTGCTTGCCAACCAAACCGTTCCGGGTATGTCGAATGCCGAAACCATGCAATTGTCGGGAACCCGGTTTAATCAAATGTTGAATGGTGTTGCCTGGCATCCCTCGCAAACCGATTGGCAACAAGGTTCATTCTATATGCGAGGCATTACCGCCAATGGTCGAACCGTGCGGGATGAACTTGGATTGATTGGCGATAGTGAAGGTTCATATTTCTGGGCCGATAGGGTCGGCAAATTGTTCTATCGTGGCAGGGATTGGAATGCCGATCGGATTAAACAAGTCGGTGCGGAATTGCTTGCCCAATTGCCGACGGAACCCGAAGTATTCCCATACGTCAATTACATCTTTCCGGGCGTTGCCGGTAACGATATGCAAGTTCCCGATTCGGCGGAATTGGATATGTTGGGCGGAATTGACATTACGGCAAGGCTTTCGTTTGACAACGTGAATGGTTCCGGTCAAATGATTGTCGCAAAGAATGATGCCGGGTCGAATGGTTGGTGGTTGTTTAAAGCTTCGGGAACTAGGCGACTTGTTATGCGTGCCGGTAGAACGTCGATTACCTCTACCGTTGATATGCCTGCCACAACTAGCACCGGAACATTCTGGGTAAAGGCGCAATACAATGCGACTACCGGAAGTGTCCGCTTCTATTACTACTACAATCAAGATACCGAACCGCTTAACAATGAATGGATTGCGATAGGCGCAGAGCAATTCGCTTTGACGACTGGGCAAGTTGCGACTACCGATCCAATGTTCATCGGTAACAGTAACTTTATCAATCCCCTTGCGGGCCGAATCCGTGAGTTGATTATCCGGCCCGGTACATCTAATTCAACGCCCATATTCCATTTGAAGGAATCCGACGGATACGGCAAAGCGGGAACCCTTGCCTTTACCGCCACTACTGGTCAACCGATTACCGTTCGGCAAACGGGTACCAACGTCATTGTGAGGGATGCGACGGTATATGAATACTTGCCGGTAGTTGACGATATCCCGACACTTCCTACCGCTCCGATCATTTGTACCAATGCTCTAGATACCACATGGTCACGGGATAGGGTTATTAACGAATTGTCGCTAGCGAATGTCGGTGGTTCGGCTATCACAAAGATTGATGCCGAAAGTCAGAAGAAATACGGGCCTCGCACCTATTCCCGAATGGACTTTCTAAACGACAATTCGCATCCCGAATACTTGGATTTGCGTGCCGCCGACATCATGGGCGGAAATACTGAGGCCTCAATTAGAGTCAACTCGGTTTCATTCAATCCCGCCATTAACAAAGATGGTTGGGTGTGGGCACTAACTTGCTTTATGAATGATCTAGTTCGGGTGCGATATACCCACCCAACGGAGGGTTGGGGATTTAGCGCCGTTGCACATATCCAAGGTATTGAGCACAGTATCGACACTAAGCAATGGCGTACCCGATTGGCATTGGACGATTACGAGGCTTTCGTTTACTACGATTTCGCCGATATCGAATCGGGTTGGGATATCGGGCTTTGGGATGAGGATATTTGGGATGGTGCCGGTAACCCGAATACTCCTGCCTATTGGAATGCCGGTTACAAATGGTCGAACGAGAATAGCAAATGGGGATGATCTAATATGGCGATTACCGTGCCGACAATCGGCAGTGAAATTGATGTCGTTACATTCGGCAAACCCGTTGTTGATGAGGTTAACCGCCTAACGGGTTTGTCGGGAAGGGTTGGCGTTACCCGTACCACTCCACAAGCTTCACTGCCTACTGGCGCATATACCCAAATTACTTGGGGCAATACTACGGAGAATGTCGGCGGCGTTACCGTTACTCCAACGCTTGTAACCGTTCCCGTTAGTGGAATGTATGCGATTAGCGTTGTGATCTTAGGCGGCACTAGCAATGCAAGTTCTTATGTGAGCGTTACCGTTAGTTCCGATCGATATGATTTCAACGGGACCGGTGCCGGTGCATTCATTGCGTCATTGGTATTGCCTTTGGCCGCTGGCATTAGTACCGTCATTTCCGTTTGGAATGGTAGTGGTGCGGCATTCGCACCGTATCCCGCTTCTAAGCTTACGTTCTATAAGGTCGGTGAATAATGGCTATCGTTCGACCAGTCACTAAGACTCTTATTAGCGTTCCGAATTGGGGAGTCCCGATTACGGATGAGGTTAACCGCCTAACCGATTTGACTACTAGCAATGTTCCTACCGCTTGGACTACCGTTACGTTAATTAATGGTTGGGTTCACGATACGAACAATGCCGTTCAATATCGCAAGGTGGGCGATATGTTGCAATTGCGTGGGCGTTGCAAGAATGGTACATGGGGATTTGCCGACCTATTTACATTGCCTGTCGGATTTCGTCCGATTAGGGAAGCTCATTTGTCCGTCGGGATTGTGCTTAGTGCCGCATCATGGTCAACGTCCGTTTGTTTCATTTATGCAACGGGCGCAGTCGGCGGTGGCGGTTCTACTGCGGTTACCGATTATTCGTTCTCCAATTCGATTTCGCTTGCACCATAGGAGATTTAGAAATGGCCTATTCCGATATTGCATTGCTTACTACCGATACCGATTTCATTCAACGCATTCGGGCTTGTTCTAGTTCCGAAGGTGAATTGGACCCTTTGCAATGGACACAGGATCACATTTGGCCAATGGCGGGAATGCCTAGCTTTGGTGACAAATACGCTTCGGCAATCCTTAACGGTATTGCGAGGCCCGGTAACGATCAATCCGTGATTAGTGACGGCGATATTCTTTCGGCCGTTCAATCCCTCCGAATCCCGTAACGGGCTAGGCCGCCAACAGGGACGATGGCAGGAGAGGCCCGCCCGTGGCCCTAGGAGCGCTTCGGGGGCCTCTGGGCTATGTGCATACCACCTAGGCCCGTAGAGGCCCGGAGACGCCAACGTGAACGGAGCTAGACGGGCCTCCCGCCGTTGGCGTGCCCCGTTGGATTCGCTCGGTTGCTCCCGCCGTTGGCATGGCCCGTTCTAGGCCTCCGTAGGCCTCCCTACGGGCCTCCCGAGCTTTACGGGCCGTAACCATGGCCAGAAACGAAACGAGGCCCGTACGTCGGAACGTACGGGCCTCTCGTTTGAACTTGACTTGACGGCTTGCTTACCTCTCGTTCATGGCGATACGGGTTCGCACGTTGAAACGTTCCGCACCTTTAGCCGGAAGAATGTGGATCGACGCAAAGGCTTGACGGAATACCCGTTGCTTATCGTGTAGCGACAATTCATCCCAACCATTCCGAAGATTCGGAATCATGGGGATATCAAGCGGTTCGTTATCCTGGCATGCGTCCAATTGCGATTGAAGGTCGGCCGTCATATCAATCCACCGATTCTCCGAAAGCTTGCCAGTAGAGAACAACCGATCGACGGCAGCTAAACGGTTCTCAATTTCCTTAATAATATCCGTATCCCAACCTAGGCCCGACGTTTGCCATGATTGCCACTTGCTTTCGGGCACGGCATCGAAGAGCATTTCTACTGCTACCGGGTCGGCTGCCGCCATATCAACCGAACGGTAACAGGTCGGGCACGCATAACGCTTTGTCTTAACCTTCGTTGTATTGCTTACCCATCCCCGAGCATGAACGTTCTTATCGCATTCCGGGCACGTCATCAATCCCGAAAGCAAATGTGACTTAGCCGTTGAACTTGTATGGGCACGCCTTTCCGGGTCGGTGATAAGTGCAACAACCTTGTTCCACGTTTCCCTATCTAGAATCGGCTCCCAATTGCCTTGCGAATAACCGTCGGGTGATTCATCCCAAGTACGGAGGCCCGCCGTTGTTGGATTGATAAGCGATGAACGCAACCCGTGGTACGTCATCTTCTTATTAGCTTGCGACGATGTGGGTTGATGAGTATGGATAAACGACGAAAGCGATTTGCCGCCTAATACCCACTCGGCTGCCGTTTGCAGTAACCGGGCCTCGTTCGGGATTTGAGTAAGGCAAGCGCCACTACCGTTCTTGCTATTCGTTCGGGCATATCCATACGGGCGAGGCCCAGGACCCACCTTGCCATTCTCCTTTAGGAATGCGTGCATAGGAATAGCCCGTTCCGATTTCATTTCCGATTCTAGTTCGGCAAATCCAACAACTAGCGTCAACATAAGACGGCCCATCGGAATTGACGTATCGAATTGCTCCATAACGGAGACGAAATGGCCTCCCGCCGATTCGATATCGTGCCAATCCTTTGTGAATTGATGCAACGAACGGGTAAACCGATCGACTTTCCAAACCACGATGGCGTCAATTTGGCCCGTTTGGATCATTCGCAAGGCCTCATCATATTCGGGCCTAGGCGTATTCTTCTTAAACGCCGAACGGCCCGGGTCGGCCAGCACCTTTACAACTTCCCAACCCTTATAGGTGCAATGTGAACGGCATCCCGATTCTTGCGTGTCCAATGTCGTGAGCGTTTCCTTATTGCGCCCACCTAGGTTGGAGTACCGAACGTAAATAGCAACCCGTTTGATTTCCGAGTCAATTGTCTGTTGGGTCTTACGCTTGCTAGCCATGGTTGAAACTTTCTCCTTTACAAAGGTCAAACTACCGAAACCCTAGGGTACCACCAGTTGCAGTCACTCCCCGATTGCTTGGAATCGGGAACTAGGTGCAACTGGCATCGTCCCTGGTCACGGGCCATGCGAGGCAAGCTCGGGAGGCCTCGTACGGGGGCCTAGAACGGGGCAACCAACGGGAGCTACAACGGGGGAGAATCACCCAACCACTCGCCTTGCACTTAACCAATGTCAAGCGTTAAGGTCGGCCCATGGCGACAAAGAAACTAGACAATCCCGATGACGGTGATAAGGTCAATTCACCCGAAACAAAGGAAGGTGCCAAGTTGGCCTTTACCGCAGTAGCAATCAAGCCCGAAGATAAGCCCGCTCCCGGTAAGCGTGGCGGTAGGGCCAGTAACGTTCCGGCAATTGAGGCTTTCCTTGCCTCAATTAGCGAACCCGGTACATACGAAATGCGTTCACCGGATGAGGACGGGGGCCATCCCGTCAATCGGATTGCCCAAATCCGAAAGGCTGCCGGTGAGGCCTTTAAGGTCGAAACGTCGCCCATCGAATCGGGCAAGCGTTATCGGGTATTCGTTACCCTCTCGTAATCCCCAAAGCAAGCAAGGCCCCCGAATCCTCTAGCGATTCGGGGGCCTTTCTCGTTCCTCAATTCATGGCAACGAATAGAGCAAGCGATTAATCGTCCCCCGTTCGCCTCGCTCCGTAATCTTCCGGGCAATGACTAGGTTTGCTTGCAACATTGTTGACATTGTGAATGCCCAACGGCTAACCCTGGCATGAGTCGGCTCAAATCCACAACCCGAAACAATCTCACGATTACCCGACTCGGGATGCTTTGCGAGAAATGCGAGAATCATTGCTTGCCGATCGACAGGCTTAGGGTCGGAATCATCCCGAGTCCGCTTCGGCTCATCAATTGCCTTTGACGATGGCGCACGTTCAATGACATTGCCCCATCCCCATTGATCGGACAATACCCCTGCCAATTCTGCCATTTCCTTTGGCGTAGGCACTTTGTCGCCAATGTCGATCAACGCTCGTTGTTGCATCCCCGAACGGTTCTCGGTGAATACCGCAAAGAACCCTTCGGTATACGTTGCGACTAACTTAGCCACTAACCATTTCCTCCGTTTGCTCGGTGACCGGTTCCGCTACTTTCGCCCTACTCTTTCGAACCTTCTTTGGATTTGCCGTATCGACAATCGGTTTCGGGGCATCCTTTCTAATAGTGTGGTTGTTGAAGCGGACGGCGTGACCATTTGTGATATACGTTTGAATCAACGTATCAAAGATTGCTCGGTGGGTCTGGCATAGGTCAATTGCATACGGTCGGTTGTTGACGGCAAACCGTAGTTCGGTTGCGTCAATGGCGTTGCATTCATCACATGTGATGAATACTTGCTCGGTTCTCATGATGCTTTCCTTTGACGTTTGGTAGCTCTTTCGAATGACTCGAATATGGTTTCGATGTAGGCGTGCCGCCATTCCTTTACCGATAGCACATCGTCACCATGGCGTGAATAACCGTCGGGATAGTCATACCGAGTCTTTGACTCCCCCGACCTAGTGATTGTTCGCACCTTGCTTGTACCGCAATTCGGGCACGTTGAAGGAATGCCAATGGTGCCCCATGAAAGTTCATCGGTTGCCATTGGTTTACCCTTGCGCCATTCATGGCCCAATGAACGACATTCGGCGTACGCTCTTTCAATTTGATTCATTCTCCCCCGTTTCGGTTGATGATTCGCCTACCGGAATATTGCCTACGGCAACGAACCTACTTTACGTATGTCAAGTAGTCAAGTACCCACAATGTGTGGCGCACGCTGCGGCGATATAGAAACTCCTTGCATATTGCTTGACATAGGGGAAGTGTGATCGGCCCTATGGAAAGAAATGGCGCAGTCATAAAGGCGAGTGAATTGGAGACAATCATGATAGCTGCCGACAAGTTGGGGGTGAGTCGGCAACGAATCCATCAAATGTTTAGCGAAGGGAAGTTGGATTACTACCGGATTGGCAAGCGGCGATTGGTTCATAAGCGGGATATTGAACGACTCGTTAGGGCCAAATCAAAGCCGAGAAAGGTTGCCTAAATGGAAGATTCGCTTTCGTTCACGATTATCGGTAATCCCGTATCGAAAGGTTCGCTTACCCGTATGCCGAATGGCGCAATGCTCCCGTCGGGTTCCGCTAATAGCCGAAAGAGATTCGGAGAATGGCGAACCGACGTAAAGAATGCGGCAGTCGCAATTATGGGCGAACGGAATCCGTCAGATAAGGCTATTCGCCTATTCGTTGAATTCTCATTGCCCTATCCGACATCTTCGGTACGCAAGTACCAAATGGGTTGGTTGCCATGCGTAAAGAAACCCGATATCGACAAACTACTACGTGGGCTTATGGACCCAATGACGAAAGTGATTTGGCGGGATGATTCGCAAGTGATCTTCGTAACCGTTACGAAGGTTTATGCGTGGACCGGCAATCCGGGGGCAAGAGTTACTATCGACTTTCTAGACGATGACGTATTAAAGCGATTCGGCGAAAGTCGAAATATCCTATTGGGCGTTATGGCGAAACATGGAATCGAATAATGAAACGACAAATCGGGGCCAGCATTATTGCGGGCGGTATGGCATTGGTATTCGGAGGATTGGCGATTAGGGCCGATTCACATAACGGCATCAATTCGGGATGTGGTGGCCCGTGCCCAACCACAACAACAACCGAAGAACCAACAACCACAACCACCATTAAGGGAACGCCGTTTAGCTTCCCTGTCGATAGCACAACCACAACCAATCCCCCGAATGATGACGTGCCCAATAGCACTACCACTATTGCCACAACTACCACTATTGCCGGAACGTCAACAACGGTAAACGCAACTAGCACAACGGTAAGTGCAAGTACCACAACGGTAATCGGGCGACCAGTAACGGTAAGCGTCCCGGCATACGGGTTGCCAGTAACGGAGTGAACTAATGCAAATCGTCCCGTGGTTTCGATGCGAATGCGGCAAATTGCATACGGCAAATTACGTAACCCAAACCACGCTTTGTGAGTGTGGACGGTTGCTATCTCCGCAAATTCCCTTTCGGTCAGTAAATGCGAAAGGGAATGGAATTGACTAAAGCAGATAGGGGGCCATTGGTAGTGATTGCCGACCACGTTCTAAACCGTCATATCGCCGAGTGCAAAGAATGCGATTTGGGCGACAAATGGAAACCGTGCGACTTTCATCGTGGATTCGTCGCCGGAATGATCGGCTTGATTAATCAAATAAACGTCGAACTAGAAAGCGCTGGTTTCTATGGTTGACCTAGACGAATACGATCCACCAGATAGGCCCGATTTCCGAAGAATTGGAAAGGGTATTCCTTATGTGCTTGACCCGAGTGGTAAACGGGTTCGGTATTCCCGGTCAAGTAATGGGGGCAAGATACTTGACGACGAATCCAACCTAACCGATTGGAAATTGCGTACGGTAGTGAGTGGTGCCGCACAACGACCAGAATTGATGGCGGCAGCTTCCGTACTTGATCCCGATTTGAATAAGAAGCAACTTCGGGATATTGCAGAGAAATGCCTAGTTGCCGGTAAAGGTGAACGTAGGTCGGTTATCGGTACCGCCGTTCATGCCATGTTCGACCATATCGATAGGGGCGACGAATGGATTGCGCCACCGAACTACGTTGAACTTTGCATGAACTACATAGAGTTTAAATTTGAATGGGGCCTAGAAGTTGAGGATATCGAAATCCATTGCATCAATGATCGGTTCCGATTGGCAGGAACATTAGATAGGCGGTTCCGCACTACTAAGGCCTTACTTGCTCCCGACGGTTCAATCATCCCGATTGGTTCGGTACTTGTTGCCGACCTTAAGACAGGGAAGGAATTGGAATATGCTGCCGGGAGCTATTGCACACAATTAGCGGCATACGTTGATTCGGTGCGTTATGACGTTGTGAATGATGAGCGAAGTGCATTCGACCCACAATCCGTCATGGATTGGGCGTTAATCATTCATGCCGATTCTGCGGGTACCCGTATCGATGCCTATTGGGTCGATATCGAATCGGGCCGGAAAGGCCTTGCGTTGGCAAGTGAAGTGAAGGAATGGCGTAGGCGTGACGACCTGCTTTCGGCGGCACGGTTGCCGTCTGCGGCCCCCGAAGCGCCGGAGGCCGCAACCATCCCGCCCGAGCTTGCGAGGCCCGTAGAGCGGCACCTAGAGGCCCCTACGGGGGCGACCGTGGTGAGTCGATCGGAGCACCTTCGTTCACGGGTTCTAGGCATCATTAATCACAGTGACATTGCCGCTAAGGCATTACAGAGAAATTGGCCTAGTGGAATCCCGGGCCTAAAGAATCCCGGTCATACGCATGAGCAATTAGACGCAATTGAGCTTGTCATTATCGATATCGAATCACAATATTCGGTACCGTTCGGAGAAACGTGGATCGATCCGGTAGCGGAATCCATGCGAAATCACCCGAGTAATGGTAAGCCGATTCCACGGGCCAAGACATTGATGATGTCATGGGTCAATCAATTGACGATTGATGATGCCGCCGAACTAGACGAAATGATTAACGTACTCATTCATTTCGCAAACCTACCGGAACCCGAATGGTCAACGTCAGATATCGACCTTATGTTGGTTGGTTCACTTCGGGCCTTAGGCATTGATTCGCTATCCGCATTGACGGTAGACCACGGGCCAATCCTGTTATCGGCGGCATTCGCCATCGCTGCCGGTAATGCAATGTTGTTGTTTGATGAGCAAGATAACCCGATTGTTCGGGTTCCAACCGAAAGGGGCCAATAGTGCCAGACGATAATGAAGGTAACGATTTCCTGTTTAGTGGCGGCGCTAAGGCGTTCCCATTTGAGGAAATCGGCAACAAGGTAACGGGCGAGATTAAGGAAATGAAGAAGCAACAACAAACCGATATGCAAACGGGAGAACCGTCGCATTGGGCGAATGGTGACCCAAAGATGATGCTTCGCATTACGTTGCAAACCGATTTGCAAGAAAGCGAGGAAGATGAGGGATTGCGTAGCGTCTATTTGCGTGGCGGTAATTTCACTGCCGTTAAGGGTTCGGGTACTAGTTCGTTATTGGCAGTGAAAGATGCGGTAAGGCGTTCCGGTAGTACCGAAGGAATCCAAATCGGCGGAATCCTTACGATGGAATATACGGGTATGGGGCAAGCGGCAAATAAGGGGTTCACTCCCCCGAAGCTTTATACCGCTTCATACCGTGCGCCATTGACGACAATTGATATGGACGATCTAGCATGAGTAGAACAATCATGCCGGGCGGTTATCGACACGATACGCACCTAGGGCCATTGTTCTTGGATCATTCGCTAGACGATTTCACGGTAAACCTCATCGTGAATCAAATGTCAAATCGGGGGCTTACGCCATTCGACATTATTAGCTGCCGGTTTGTCGACGGCGATATCTATTTCGAATTGCGTGAACCGCTTCTTAGCGATTGACGATCCGTTACACATCAAATGGGGCCGACCCAACAACCTAGGCGCAAATGGTAACGGTGATTACAAGTACCAATGCCTACGTTGTCTAGCTAGTTGGGTCGGCCCCAACGGGGATCATTGCTATTGGTGCCACAAACGATGGCAAATCAAGCAAGCGGACGATAAGCAATCGCTACTTATTCCCGAGTGGTTGACGTGGGATGCCGCATATTTCAAGCTTAGTCCAATAGGCCAATCGGTATGGGAAGAAACGAGAGGCTTTAGCGGTGATTTCGTAGACGCATGGCAACGGCGCATATTGAAGGCGAAACACAATGGAGAGATTACATCAAACGAATGGTTTGCGGCCGTTAAGCGTGTATTGGTATGGATGATGCGAAAGCAATCCAAGCAATAGAAAGAATGGTCGACGAACTAAAGGGAAAGGGGAAAGCATCTACAAACGGGCATTATGAATATCCGAATCCCCCCGTGAATCTTCTAGAGCTTCGGGATATGGATTTCAATTATGATTGGTTGGTCGACCGATTCTGGCCGATGGGTGCCCATATCCACATATTCGCAAGCCCTAAGACTGGCAAATCATTGTTGATGCTTTGGATTGCGTGTTCCATTGCGAAAGGAATTGATCCATTCACCGGCAAACCGACCGTGCGACAAATCGTGACGTATATCGATAACGAAATGACACTAAAGGATTTGCGTGATCGGCTTATGGATATGGGATGGGATTTCGACGAATTAGAAGGGTGGTTGAAGTACCACCCATTTCCGATCATTCGACCTATGGATACCGAGCTAGGCGGACTAGACGCCATGCAACTTATGCAATATGACGGTTCCAAAGTGTTGATTATCGATACCCTTTCCCGAGTGGTACAAGGCGAGGAGAATTCAAACGACACTTATCGTAACTTCTTCAACCATACGGGGAGGGTACTAAAGGCGAATGGCATAAGCGTGGCACGATTGGATCATGCTGGCCATGATGTCAAGAAATCACGGGGGGCTAGTGCGAAAGCCGATGACGTTGATTTGGTCTATGCCCTAGAAAGGCGGAATGACGACAAAGGCAAACCCGGGTTTCGCTTGACTAGGACTCATTCACGCATTGGATTTGCAAGCGAATTGGTCGACCTAGAGCTAGTGGACGACCCTTTCTCTATTCGGTCAAGCGATGGCCGTATGTGGACCTTGCAAGCAATCAACAAGGCGAAAGAGCTAGACGCATTGGGGGCACCTTCGGCAATCACATTTAGGGACGCAACCATTCTGTTAAAGGCGCACGGTATGGGGCCGGGTAAGACTGTCTATCTAACGGAGGCTATTCGCATGAGACTCGACAGGGATAGCAAGATTTAAGGGGGTAACGTCAAGTTTCGACCAGAGAACCGAAAGGCAATATAACCCCTGGTCACGGGCCGTAAATAGGTCGGGGTAACGCACACTTGTTCTATTCACGGGGAGCGGCGAACGGCAACAATTCGATAAACGGCCCGTGAGCTGCGGTAACAGGCTCGGGTAACAAAGGGAAACGTAAGGGGAGGGTAAAGGCTAGGGGGGGTGGGTTACGTAGTAACCCCCCCTAGCCAACCCCGCTCCCCCCGACTTTCGGAGAGCATAAATGGAATTGGCAATAGCACTAATGGTATCGATAACAGTCATCGTGATTGCCGTTCGATCGACCTACCGTGATAGTCAACGGCGAACCATTCAAGAGCAACGGTCCGAATTGGCCCGGCTGCGGCGAGAATTGGAGAGGCATAATGACAAGCCCGAATGATGGAACGGGTATTCCAGTCAGTAGGCGTGCAACGTGCGTTTACTGTGGAACGTTTATAGACACCAACGCTAATGGCGTCTTTCAATTATCAACGGGTTGGTGCGAGATTCGGAAGCGTGGCGGCAGTAACGCTATTGCCTTGCCTATTCGACACACTCGGTTCGCTTGCCATGAATGTATCGACCGTTTGAGGCACGGCATAAGTCCCGACCAGGGTACGCTATTCAATATCGATCTAGACCTAGACCGCATCGTCCCTGGTCAGAGCCTACGTTTGGTGCCGCCTAATGGCATGGCCTGACGACGTACCCGTTGCGCCTATTCAATCCGCTATCTACGAACTAGGCGATTGCCTATCTGACTTGACCGATTGCCTAGAGTTATTGGGTGCGTTGAATCAAGAAGGTATCGATGCCGATAAAGAATATGCCGCATACGTTGTTGCATGTGCAACGTTCGTTGCTATTGCCGATGAGCTGCGCCTATTGCTTGACCAGTCAGTAGTGAACTAATGGACTGGCTATTAGCTATATCCGTTTGGAACGGACGTGCCTATTCACGTCAACCGTTGACTATTGAATATGCTATTGCCGTTGATAAACTCCGTTCCAAGATATATAAACTTCTGGAAAGTTTATGCCGGGCTTTTTCACCGGGCCTTCGGCCCGGA